AGATATTATATCTTGTTTTTGAATATATGGTGTAGATGATATTAGTATTATCTCACGATTAACTTTTATCATCTACACCTCCTCAAATTGGAGAAATAACATGGAAAAGGAAAAAATTCAAGAAGCAATGATATGGTATAAGAGAAAACTAGCCATGTCAGAAGATATAAATATAGAAGATATCACAGATGAAGATATCGAAACCGTGGAAATACTTACAGAGAAATATAAATGAGTAACCTTTCAGAAACACAACCAGATAATTTAAATCAACTTAATGTAGTTGGATTTGAAATTAATTTTTCTCGTCTTCCTGCTACAACTTATTTTTGTCAACGTATTAATGTACCTTCTGTTACGCTTGGTGAAACATACCAAGCAAATCCATTTATGAATACACCTCTTGAAGGTGACACATTATCGTTTGAGTCATTAGGTATAAGTTTTATTGTGGATGAAGATATGCAGAATTATATAGAAATATATAACTGGTTAACTGCTATAGGATTTCCGAGAGATCATACACAGTTCGCTGCATTAAAAACAGCTGAAGAATTTCCAGAAAAGACTGAAAGTTTATATTCAGATATTAATATTATGTTACATACAAATAAGTCCAATCCAAATTATAAGATTACATTTACAGATGTTTTCCCTACAGCTTTAAGTTCAGTACAATTAGATTCTACTCCCGCAACGATTGACCCCATTGTGGTTGATGCTTCCTTTAATTTTAGAGGACAGTTTGATATTGAAAAGATCATCTAATATTCTTCCTTGTATTTCTTTATCCAGTATGTTATTATACACATATGAAAATTGATGAAATAATAGAACAAATCGAAGCAGATAAAAAAATTGACCATACTCAATTAGATAATGAATCATTAAAGATTCCTGAGCAAGCAGTTAAGTACCAGCAGTTAGCTCATGATGAAGCGTTAAGGCTACGCTTTCTTGAGAAAGAATATAATGTTGCTCGTTATAATAGATGGATGTATTACATGGGTAAAGCAGACCCAGCTGTATATGTTAAAGAACCATTTGACCATAAAGTTTTAAAATCTGATGTTAATATATATCTTGATTCTGATCTTATATTAAATGAAGTGCAAGACAGACTTACAGCACAAGCAGAGAAATTAAAATTGGTTGTTGAAGCTGGAAAAGTAATGCAAAACAAAAGCTTCAATATAAAAAACGCTCTTGAACACCAGAAATTTATGGGCGGGGCATTTTAAATTATGATAGCTGTTGGTAAATTAAATGAAACATTCCTGTTGATTTCCTGTGAGCGACATATAGCACAAGAGCTTAACGAATTCTTTGCTTTCCAAGTCCCTGGCTTTCAGTTTATGCCTCAGTATAGAAACAAGATGTGGGATGGCAAAATTCGTTTATTCAATATAAAAACGCAACAGCTTTATCTAGGCCTGTATGACCATTTGATGAAGTTTGCTATGCAACGACAATATGTAGTTAAAAGTGATGTCGTTAGTATCACACCTACTTCTGGTTTATCAGATGAAAATATTGCAGATTTCTTTAAAGCACTTAATCTTCATTGTAAGAATAAGCCGATCATACCAAGAGATTATCAGATTAAGTCCTTTACTCATTGCGTAAAAAAAGAGAGGGCTCTATTGCTCTCACCAACATCTTCTGGAAAGAGTTTAGTCATTTATTCTCTGATAAGGTGGCATCAAAATTTCTTGGACAATGACAAAATATTAATACTTGTCCCTACTACAAATCTAGTGACGCAGATGTATAATGATTTTCTGGATTATTCATCACATGATAAGTGGGATGGCAAGAGTCAATGTCATATGATATATTCTGGTAGAGATAAGAAAACAGATAAACAGATTGTAATTTCTACATGGCAATCATTGTTTAGACTTGGAACTCCATTCTTTAAACAGTTTGGTATGGTAGTTGGTGATGAAGCACATTTATGTAGTGCAACATCATTGAAAGGCATACTTGAAAAGATGGTGAGTTGTAGATACCGATTTGGAACTACTGGAACATTAACTGAATCCAAGACACATCAATTTGTTCTGGAAGGATTGTTTGGTAAAGTATATAAAGCTGTAACATCTAAACAGTTGATGAAAGACAAACATATATCTGATTTGAAGATACAATGTTTGTTGATGCAGTATCCAGATGTTGAACGGGAGTTGGTTAAGAAAGCAACATATAAAGAAGAAATAGATTTTATTGTATCACATACAAAACGAAATAACTTTATATGTAATCTGGCTTTAGATCAAAAGGGTAATACGTTGATTCTATTTAATTATGTAGAGAAACATGGTAAAGTATTAAAGAAGATGATGGAGAGTAAATCTAAAGGGAGAGACATATTTTTTATAGCTGGTGAGACTGATGTTGAAGAACGTGAAAACATTCGTTCTATCACAGAGAAATGTAAAGACGCAGTTATCATAGCATCATCAGGTGTCTTATCTACCGGTGTAAATATAAAGAATCTTCAATCATTAATTTTTGCTCATCCATACAAAGCCAAGATTAGAAATTTACAATCCATTGGTAGAATATTGAGGTTGGATGATATGAACAACCAAGCAGTACTATATGATATAGTTGATGATTTACATTGGAAGAAGCGAGATAATTATGGACTTAAACATTGGAGGGAACGCGTGAAGATATATGCAGATGAAAAGTTTGATTATAATTTTAAACAAGTAACAGTATAAAAGGAGATAAGAAAGTGGGCAAGACGTATCGAAAAACCAAAACAGAAAGACAGAAAGAAAAAAATCATAAATGGAAAGCATTTAGAGTAAAACGTAAAATTATCAGGGAGCTTGAGGACTATGAAAACGAAAAGGAAGTGTCCGAATTGTCAGACGAGGACATCGAAACACATAGCTGATGGAATTACTGAACATAATGATGAACATAAGTGGTATAGTTATTATGAATGTGAAGAATGTAAACGTGTGCAGACGTTTCCAATTAAACGACCTCTACAAGCTAAAACAGAATACTCTGTTTGCTCAACAATACATACACCAATAGGAATTGATTATAATGTTTAATGAAATGATTTTACCAGTTAAAAGTGATGAAATGAGTTTACCAGTTAAAGTTTATAGAAAAACTGAAAATTCAATACCAGAGTATAAAAATTCTGGTGATGCAGGTATGGACATTCGTTCTGATGAAGATATAACGATTCGTGCCTTTAGTTGGAAAACAATTGGTACTGGTCTTTATATTATTATACCATACGGGTATGAGGGACAAGTTAGATCACGTTCTGGTCTAGCTGCAAGATTTGGATTGCAAGTGTTAAATACACCGGGCACTATTGATTCTGGTTATCGTGATGAACTTAAAGTCATAATGATTAATCATAATCATCATCCATACGAAGTAAAGAGGGGTGATAGAATAGCACAACTGGTTATCAAACCAATTGTAATTGTTAATATGGTTGACATTTGTAAAGATGAACATATAGCTGAATCTGAAATGAAAAATCGAGGTGGTGGCCTCGGATCAACTGGAGTCGAATAATGGCTAATCCAAAGCATTATGTAGATAATGAAATGTTTTTTAAAGAAATGAAGAAGTGGAAACAATGGGTGTTGGATGCAAGAGAAACAGATGACCCCGATCCACCTAGTACATCATATATGGCAGAGTGTTTTCTCAAGATATCAGAGAACTTGGCATGGAAACCTAACTTCATTAACTATACATTTCGTGATGACTTAGTGAGTGATGGTATAGAGAACTGTTTACTTTATGCCCACAATTTTAATCCAGAGAAATCTAAAAATCCATTTTCTTATTTTACACAGATTATTCATCATGCATTTGTTCGTAGAATACAGAAGGAAAGGAAACAGATGCATTTAAAATATTTGTATGTGGAAAGGTCTGGTGTTTTACAACAAGTGAGTGCAGCTGGTGAAGATAATCAAAAACAAATTACTACATATATAGAATACCTGCATACACATGAGAAGTATGCTGAGTCACCATACAAATCACAAAAGAAAAAAAATAAGATTAGAGGTGTTGAGAGATTTATGAAATGAAATTTTTATATCCCTTAGCAAAGAGATTTATTGCTGGACATGATTTTGATTCAGCCATACCTGTAATCAGTAAACTCATTACTGATGGTTATGATATAACGATTGACTATCTAGGTGAGATTAGTAAGACTGATGTGGATTGTAATAAAGCTTTAAAACAGTATGCTGATATAATTGAATATTATGCGTTGGTTAACTATCCATTAGACATATCCATTAAACCAACACAATTAGGATTGTTATTAAATAAAGATAGGTGTTATGCACGATTGAGTGATATTGTGCATAGAGCATATCTTCATGGCATGACAGTACGTTTGGATATGGAAGATTCATCTGTTACACAAGGTACGATTGACTTAGCTATAAAGTTAAGAAAACAATTTCCGAATATTGGAATAGCTCTACAATCAAATCTACACAGAACAGAAAAAGATTTATCTCTTATGATGGATAAAGAAATATCTGTTAGATTGGTGAAGGGTGCTTATAAAGAACATATTACAAAAGCATATCAAGACAAATTTCTTGGAGAAAATACAATACATGATATATTTGTAAAGAATGCTTTACGTTTGTTATCAAACAGATGTAGGTCTTATCAATATCTTAAAAATGATCTAGCACCAATTCCAGCTATTGGTACACATGATGAAGAACTGATAAATGATATACTTAGTTATTTAAATAGATTTATTGTTGGGCATGATAATGTGAAAAAGAATGATTTGTTTATAGAGATGTTATACGGGATTCGCCGTGATTTAAGTTCTTCCTTGTTAAAGCAAGGTTATTGTGTTAGGATATATGTTCCATTTGGTGAAGATTGGCTTCCATACACTTTACGAAGATTGCGTGAGTTTAAAAATTTAAAGTTTATAATTTCTAATATCGTAAAGGAGGTGGTAAGTGTCAAATGATTATAACATATTAATGTTTCAAGAATGTCCAAGGTGCAAAGAGTATGAACCAGACCATGCATTTACAGATTGTAGTTTTGATGTAAAACATGGTTCAGATGGAAAAGCAATACAAGTTTTTGAATGTACAAGATGTCATCATAAATGGGAGAAAAAATACAAGTGAAGATAGCATTGATAGGCGACCAACATTTTGGCGGCAAGAGTGATAGTAAATCGTTTAATGATTATATAGAAAAATTCTATACTAAACAATTTTTCCCTTACTTGCTAGCAAACAATATTAAAACAGTAATAGACCTAGGTGATACCTTTGACCGTAGAAAGTATGTCAACTTTGCTATATTAGATCAGGTACGCAAATTTTATTTTGATAATTTAAATAAATGTGGTATTACATTATATTCTATTGTAGGCAACCACTCCACATATTATAGAAATACTAATAATGTTAATAGTTCTGAATTACTCTATGGACATTATGAAAATGTTAACACATATCCATCACCAACTACAATAACATTAGACGGTACATATATTGATTTGATTCCT